CCATTTGAGGCAAGATACAAACCATTGCTCAAAGAGGTGATTCCACCACCGCCAGCAATATCCAAAACTTTGTAGCTGGCACTCCACGCACTCGGCGTAACGCCTATGCCCACGTTGCCCGATGTGTCCAGCAAGACGTATGAAGTCGCGCTTGTTCCAAGTCGGAGATTCTGAGCATCGGACAGAATCGACAGCGGATTTCCGCTTGCGTAGATGACGTTCTGATTTGCTCCGATTCCCTGATATGAATACGACGAACCAGAGATGCTCATCTGAATCAGACGAGTGCCATCGCTGACTCGCATACCATCCTGACCAGCACCGGGAGGAGTGACACTTGCGAAAATCTTAGTCGCAGGACTTCCCCCCACGCCCAGCCCCGTGGAGTTCAGGGTCATGGCGGTGGAGCCGCCGACGTACCACGTGGAAGTTCCATCTGAACCTATGCGGTAGCGTTCAGTTCCGACGGTTGTAGTGTTATTTGCAGCCGTGTAAAACCCAAGCAAAGTGGCAGCATTTCCAGCACTGAAACCACCTCCTAAATAAACCTCATTTGCGGTTGATGTGGTAAATCCGCCGACAGCAGAAACAGGTTCTTCTGCGTTCGTGTAGTGGCGAACATTAACGGTTCCTTCCTTCGCGTTTGCATTGGTGTCGTTGCTTTGAAGAACCATTTGCAACGAAGCAGTACCCTGAACATGCAACCTGTATGCGGGAGCAGCGATACCAATACCCACCCGATCATTCGTCGAATCAACCTTCAGCGTCGAGGTATCCACCGTCAGATCGCCGCTGATGGTGGCGGAGCCAGGAACGACGATGTTATTGCCGCTCGGGCCAGTAGCCGTGTACAGCTCCGTGAAGTTCAGATTGCAGTAATCGAACGAAGTGCGAAGCGGAGTTCCCGTTCCGTCGTTCGGTGCTGCGCCGATGTTAATGGTTTGTTTTGCCATGTGAAGTATTGAAGGGTTTTACCGTAGATTAAAATTGAGTCTCGTCCGCCGTTATCGTCGTTACGTCAGCCGTAATGGACGTCAAATCCGCCGTAAGCGGAAATCCGACCGCGCCGCCAGTGGAATCCGAAATACGATTCAAAAGCGCCAACTCAAGCATATCCACCTCCCACGGAGAACGACATCCAGTTGCCGAAACCTCGGCGATAAGCTGAGCAGCTTCGGTACAGGTTATGGATGAGTCGGCCATATTATTAGTCTGCTACAATGAACCACGCCGTTCCATTGCTGATGATCGAAACTTTGGACCAGTGCGTCGTCAAAGAATAAGTTGCCGTTCCGTCAATCGTTTCGGAACCAAACGGATCAACAGTGACATGGTTCGCGCCAGCATTCACGCGCTTCACGAAGAATATCCGCCCATTGGCCGTTGCCGCCGGGGGAAGCGAAACCGTAATCGCTGCCGCTGTTGAATTGGCGATAATCGCGAAATCACTCGAAACGATTGAAGTGGACGCCGTAACCGAGCGAACCGTTCCAAACGAAGCAGCATTCGCCGCAGCCGTTCCAGATCCGTCGGCGATGCGGTTCAGAAGCGCAAGCTTCGCCATATCACGCTCCCACGGTGCGCGACATCCAAGAGGGCTAACCTCGCTTAGCAGCGTTGCCGTTTCAGCGCATGTAATGTCGGCCATACGTTTTTTAGCGTTTCGGTTATCGTGCCATCGGACCAGCGCCGCGCTGCATCACCTCGGCGATGAAACCGCCACCACCAGGAGCAGACCCCCCCTCCATCTCCTCTTCCTCCTCATACTCCTCCTCCTCGCCTCCCTCGGCCATCTTCTTGCCCTTAGACTTCTTCTCGTAACCGGGGATGGCCATACCATCAATCTCAATGACTTCCGCCTTTCCGTTCTTACCAAGAACGATAGTCGCCATCGTCTGGAAAGCCTCGCCTTCCTTCAAATTCTCGGGGATTTCAACGCCTTTGGGAATGGTAAATACCGGCATGAAGCGAGCATCAGACTCATGGCATGTATGTCAATCAAAAACCCCCCACCAGCCTTTCGGGCCGATGAGGGGCTGCTCCAACAACGGAGCTGTGAGACAAACAACCTATGAGATAATCCGGTGGCAACAATCGCCGAAAAGAAAAAACCCGCAAGCATTTTCACGCCTGCGGGTCTGTGAATTATTAGCTCGATTACGAGCAGATGATGGTGGTCAAAGCGCCGGTGCAACGACGGAAGATAATCGTCATGCCCTGGTTAGTGAAGATTGGCTCGGGAGCATGAATGAACTCAGCATAGTGCTGACCCTTCTTCTCCAGAGGATCGGCGCAATCCACATCGAGCTTGTAGGCACCAGTCACCCACTGCCACTCGCCCATGTAGTTGGTCGGCATCCAGCTCAAATCACCAACACGGTTCACAGGACGCACAATGTGCGACTTGAACACATACGGGGTGACAACGAACGCAGCCTCGAACGGAGCAGTCACCCAGCTTGAGTTGACGCTGAACACCGTACCCTTCGTGCCATTGGCGCTGGTAAACGGCTGAACCAGCGTGTACTTGCCACCAGCGTAGGTGTAGCGGGGCGGGAACAGATTCGGCACATGCCGGAAGTTCTTAATCACCCGATTCGCGCCAATGCGCTTGAGCAACTCAGCGCCGCTGCCGCTGCCCATATCAGCCTGACGCAGATCCTCACGGAACGCGGGGTTGTTCTGAGCGATGCGCTGAGAAGCCTCCAAGCCGATATAGAGCGGGAACACCGGGCCGTCGCTCGAATAGCTGATGAAGCCAGAGCTATCAGGATTGGTAGCGCCGTTGCGGATCAGCGTGGCAGCAGCCACATCGAGCATCTCCTGAGTCAGCTCGGAGGTGGACTGATTCAGCGCCTGACCAGCGGAACCGGTCTGAATCCAGGGCAGCTCATTCACGCCAGACGGAATCGTCTCAACCTGAGTGAAGGACGAGTCGGCCACAGCCTTGATGGCATACTTGGCGAACATGTTCTGGTAACGGGTTTCCCAAGAACGCTGAGCGCGGATGGAGAGCTTCTCAAGGTACACGCGCAAGAACGCCTCGACGCGATGGTCGAAGGTCAGATCGTCCTTACACAAGAGCGGACCTTTAAGGGCGAAACGCTCAGGACTCCAGGTGACGGCATTGTAGCCGACCGGAACGTCATTGTAGGTGACATCGCAAGCACCACCGTTATCACCAGGATTACCGCTGGCGAGCGTGATGGCCGACCACTCCTCAGCCGCAGTCGGCTCGATGGAGGTGGTGGTGAACGAGGTCTGGGTCAGACCAGTACCCTGAGGATACTCGCCGCGCTCAATCATGTTGAGCCACATCGAGCGGTACGAGGCGCGTTTATAAACGTCCTGCGCGAGCGACTCAGTAGCCACCGCGAAGGCGTTGAAGACATTAGGACAAGCCATGAGATTATGAAATTAAACCGACGTTATCTGCGTTATGGTTGGCCATCCATCCACCACACGGTGGCTGATTATCCAACCTGCTACACGCGGAGTGTCATTGCCGCTTAGACGGTTTTGCGATGGCTGACCAAGCCTCCGCATTGCTTAAGGTCGTTACGCGCACTGACGCACAAGGGCGACTAAAGTGTCAATCACAATTAGTAAACTCATCGGTCAGCTCCGACTGCTCCGCCATGTAGCTCTTGTATCCACAGAGTAGGCCAAGTTTATGAGGTTGGATGATATGCTCCTTCGCGATGACTCCACGGAATGTGTACGGACCTGGAAAAGTTCCTGTCATCAGAGCGTAGAAGTCCACCCCGTCGGTTTTCGATCCTTTGCGCGCATCGACCAACAGCTTTCCATTGTCATACTTGGTCGTTTTAACATCGATGCAAAATCCCGGTGGCGGCGGGACAATCGCGTCATAGAGCGGATGCGGAGGATTACGATCCGTATCCAGATCAGGATAAACATTGAACAGCTTGCAGAAAGCTAACTCGCCGCAGATTCCCTCAAGATCGACCGTATGCGGATCTTCCGCACTGATTTTTAGGTTCACCACGTTGAAATATCGATTCTTACCATTTCGATTCTTGGCTACGAAATGGGCGAGCTTACGCTCCGCTGTTGAGAGAGAAATACTTTGACCAATTTTGATTTTGTTTAGCATGGTCAAAAAGGCGGAAAATTTTTGAGGGGGGTATCGTAAACGAAGCCCACCCCCAAAGGGGGCCTCCCCCAGGCGTCCAACCTCCTGCCAACCCCTAGGGAAAACAATCCTTTTCTGTCATTAGCTCATCTAATCCAGTCCATTAGTCCGCCCGTTGCGTACAATCACTGTTATATTCACTTGGTTTCGGATTCGCTCACGACTTGCACCTCCGCGATTCTGTCAGGCATCGATCCGAGTAGATTGATTGAGACGGACGCTTGTTCCCCTTGTTCGCTCCATCCGAATACCAACGCACTACGCTTCGCCACGCTTCCAAGGATAGTCTCTCTCACGCTTTCGTCCTTTATCCCGTCCAATGCGTAGCTATCGATCCTTTCCAACGTGCTGGCGGCATCAGCCGCGAGCTTAGAGCGGACAAGCGCAGACAGACTTTCCAATGAAACACTTTCCTTTGAGGAAATAGTGTTTCGCATTTCCCGCTTCACCTTGGTGATTCCTTCCTTGCTCGCCTTGCTGGTCAGCGTTGCAAAGTTTAGCCTCAATTCGCTTCCGATTGCTTTCCAAGTCTTTCCCGATAGGTAAAGGGCTTTGGCCTGATTCCATTGGTTCTCTGTCATACAAGGTACTTTGCCAAGCAAGGTAGGTTTCGGCAACTTGCTTTCCCCACCACGTTTCCCCGCCTCAAAAATCGATTTTTGACTTCGCCAGGCGTTCCCCTCTCAAAAATTTTTCCCCCGTTTTCCTGAGCAAATCCCACCGTTTTCCCCTTTCCTAAAAATATTTTTACTTTTCTTTTGACTTCCTTTTCCGTTCCCCCTAGTCTTTCCGCCGTGAAAAGCACCCTGCGTCAAAAAATCCTTAGCCTAGCCTTCCAAGCCTTGGCATACGCTGTCGTTTCCTACGTTTTCTTCCTGATTTTCTTCAAATCCCAATTCTAAAAACCCATGACCAAAAACCTCCTATCCATCGACACCAACGCAAAGACCGTCAAAGGCCAAAAACGTGGCTTCATGACCGGCATTCTGTATCTTGCACCTGACCGTGTTTCCGGGCTTTTCAACGCATGTCCCAACGCATCCGATGGATGCCGAAACCTTTGCCTATACTACGCCGGACGCGGCGCATTCAACAGCGTTCAGCAAGCGCGGACAGCCAAGACCATTTTCTACGTCAAAGACCGCGAAACCTTCCTTGCAACGCTGACCGAAAACGTGGCTTCGGTCATCCGTAAGGCCAAGGCCAAGAAAATGACCCCGGTCATCCGATTAAACGGGACATCCGATATCGGATGGGAACGCTACACGGTCATCCAAGCGTTCAAGAAAACCCGTTTCTACGACTATACCAAAAGCTTTGCGCGTATGGTGGCCTTTCTAGATGGAAAGCTCCCGTCCAATTA